TGGGAGTTAACCACTCCCATATTTATTATCTAAATTCCAGTATATTTGCTTTGATTCAAACTGATACACTTTCAATTTATTGAATTTATATCATAGCTTTGAACAATGAACTTATACGTCGCGAATATTTGCATTAATTTAATTATGTGCACATATTTAGCGTTTAGATATACTTAGGTCTTTGCGAGACCGAATTGCCGACAGTCTGTACTGTCGAGTTAGTAGTTAACTTGAAACTACCTGAAGGTGCAAAGCCTTCCCCCAAGGATGTTATACCTTGTTATCAAAAATTTAACACACACTGAGATCCAGTCACTACTCAGACCAAAACACCGTGTCACAAACCCTTTATGTTTCTTTACATTGTCCAGAATGTTTGCTCGTAACCCGCGAGCCTAAATAACGCGGACAAAAATTATAACTGATCATGCATTTATGTATGCAACGCTTGGGAATAGATTTATCTGGTCCTAAACTATGTAATTGAAGGAAATTCATATCCCTCCGATCCCCTCAGGATTCATACCCTGTCGAGCTCCTGGACGACATATGTCATACCTCATTATAAAATTACAGCTATACGTCTAGCCGAGGATTTTATACTCATAGTTGAAGCCCCATTCGAAACTACATACTTTTTACCGAATCATGGGAAAGCCCCAAGATTTATGTGTTGGCCCATTGGACCAAATCGCCCTTGATCGGGTTAAAAAATACATCCTCCACGACCAAGTACAATGAACAGCCCTACCGATTTCCCGATTTCGACTGGCCTGAACAGCGTCAGTCGAGCCTTTCTTGACTCTTACCGTGGTTTTGCTTTCGTTGATCGTGCCATGTCGGTATGTACAATCCGTACTAATCACCTACCTGGTTCGCAACGTCATGCCCTCCTTTTGACAGAACGTCTGTCCAAACAACATCTCGATGAGCACAATTGCTCAACGTGTAACTGTTGCCGCGCTATTTTGCGCTCGCAACCTTACCACCGATCCATTTCGCACCCTGCGTGCCAATGTGATCCCACCTCGTGCCCTGTCATGCATTTCCACATCGATGATGTGTGTTATTTCCGTGTTCAGCGCAAAACTCAAGTCAACAAGCGGTTGATTGAGTCTAATGATCAAACCCACACCGACACCCCCTCCAAATTTTGGCGTACTGATACCACAAATTCGTACAACAATTATTCGTTGGATGGTGCCACCATGCAAAGTGAAGTGTATGGCGAAGCTATGCAAGCTGATATGCCCACTTGGCTTGGTGATGACCTAACCGCTACTAAAACTCTTTGTGAAAGTGGTCTTAACACCTTTTTAGGTGATGAAGACAGACTTCACAAGGCTTTTATTAGCAACTTTATCAAGATAGATGATGACAAAAATTTCATCATCAAACTTGGTGAAGATGTGATGATATTTTTAATATCACTCATTGAAGCGCGTTCTTTCAGAATGCGTACTTTAGCCCTTGTGACTTATCTTAAGGCACGAGGCTCTAAAGTTGATACTACATTCTTTGTTGGTATTGCCGCTATGTATGTTGGCAAAATTTTCGTCGAATCAACTTCCACTGCGCCAGAGCAAATGCAAGCTGATTTCGACGTTCTTTCTGCTCTCGAAACAGCGCGCAACTCTCTTGATAGCTATACCAAGCTCAAAGAACTCCCTATCTTCAAAAAACTTTTCAAATTTACTGTTTATATGCTTTCATATGGTGTGTTTGAAAAACTAGGTTGTGACGCAGCAATGAAGTCTGTGTGCAAGGTTACTGATGAGATAGTGAAGAAAGACTATTCATCCACCCCCGATCTCATCCATTGTATTATGGATACTCTACTTACCGTGTGCACTCTTGGTGTACAATGTGTCAAGGCCGGATCTTTTTCTCCAGTCATGCACACAGAAGGTGTGTATGGAGAGTGGTATGAAGAATCTTTGCGCTTACAGCGCTTGTCCAATCATATCAGCTCTCTTGATGCACATGGAACTACGTATTTTGAATACGTTGGACAGCTTAAGGAAGGTATTACCAAGGGTGAGAACATGATTAAGTTCAAAGCTCTTGAGAAGCTTGATAAAAGGTTTATTATGACCCAAGTCAATATGCTCAAATCTATTGATGCCAACCTTATCACCAAGACTGCTGCAACAGCTCGCCGAAAAGCCCCTCTCGCTATTTTAATCCATGGCGACACTAGTATTGGTAAGAGCCAATTTCAGGACATATGTTACTACCACTATTGTGGTGTGCGCAAGTTGCCCAAAGATTCTCATTACCGATACAATCGTGTTCCTGGAACTCAATATTGGGATGGTTTTGCTTCTAACATGCACACTTGTGTAATTGATGACGCAGGCCAGATGAACCCTAACTTGGGTTTGGATGCTTCTGTAGGTGAATTTATTCAGGTTGTCAACAATGTAGCTTTTGTTCCAAATCAGGCAGCTCTCGAAGACAAAGGTCGTACACCATTCAAGTGTGAGCTTGTTACAGCAACTACAAACACTATCCATTTGAATGCAAAGGAATACTTTTCTTTTCCCATTGCTATGGCTCGTCGTTTTTTGACAATTTCTTTGATCATCAAACCCAAGTATGCTGATACTCGTGGTATGCTTGATCGAACCAAGCTTGAGAATGATCCTGGCAAATATATGGATATATGGAATATTTCTATTTTGTCTGTTTGTGATGATGGTTCGCATTGTGCCAAATTCAATGTTGTATATCAATTTGAGACGATCAAAGATTTTCTTTTATGGTTTACAACGTTTATTCATGAGCATCATGTTTCTCAAGATGCTGCTATGAAAGCTTCAGCCATAGGTGAGATGGAGCAGTGTGAGCACTGTCATCTACCTCGTGGCATGTGTTCATGTTACTCTGAAGATGAGATTGGTAACGCTGTGCGCCAACAAATGCATATGCAAGCTCGAATGGAGTATCCTGATGAAGAGTTGGATACGGATACATGTTGGACAATCCCAGATTCTGTCAATGTGTATGGTGAACAACCATTACCCGGTTTTCTCTCATCGTTCCAGTCGGACGATCCCATTTTCCGAGATTTTGCCTATCGCGCTCGTGATGGCACCATCAAAGTTATCAATGATCCTCCACCGTTTCGCGTATGCAAAATGCTTACATTAGCGCAAATGGTTTTCCATTATAAAACTATTGCTCCGCCAGGCAACAAATTATGGTTTATGCATCCTAAGGGCTGTGCAACACATAAGAATGATGTTTGGGCTAAAGTGGACAAGGACAAAAAGTTACCTCGTGCAGGACCAACTGTTAACTTGTTTCACTCACGTGACGAGGTGATGTCAGGAGAAGCTATGCAAGCTGAACGCTCAGATGAGCGTGGTGTGCCTGCCTCTATGATAGACAAATTTAGGCAATCTATGGCGAAAATGTGTGTTAAGTGTGAGAATGAACAAAATCACTTTTGTTTTTATGAGCAGTGTGATGTTGTATTCCCCGGTGTTGCGCCTTATGATGCTTATATGGCTGATAAAGCTCTCATTGCATCATGTCCATTGTGGTTGCGTATGCGTATATATATGTTTCATCTTATGACACGTTGGTGGTATACATCTTGGTTCTATTCATTCTTCCTCTACATGTTTTTAGGCCCCAATTGGCGCCTTAAATTTGCTATGAGGATGTTTACTACGCAAGAAGGCGGAAGTTTGTTCCTCAAGTGCGTTGGACATAGAATACAGCATAAGCTAGGTTACACTAGTTGTATGTGGCGTATTATTGCTGCGGCGACATGTCTTAGTGCTACTGTAGGTATTGTCACTCTTATATCTCGTATGGTGTTAGGATCTGATGTTTCTAGAAAATCTAAGAAATCTCTCACAGATGAGTATACTGATATAATTCAGGGTGCAATTTTGTCGCGAGCCAAGCCACCTGATGATAAGTATACTGAGAAGACTAAGCCATTTTATCATCGTGAACCCCCTGCTCTTACAGGCTTTGAATTGACACCCACATCTAAGTGTGCGACTGCAACATCAACAATTTCTTTTAAAGATCTTATTGCTGGTAATGTCGCATTTGTTGATGCTAATTCTAAGCCTCAGCGTGCTGGTGTTGGATGTAAATCTAACATGTTACACATCTGTGGTCAGTTATGGGTTACTAACAAACATTCGTTTCCCGATGGAGCTTTTTATCTCAATGTTAAGCTCTCACCTAGTGATGTAGGACCTAACAAGGACGATATATACATCACACCGTCACAATGTTATACGTTACCCGATTCTGATGTTATGTTTATTCGAATATTAGATATGCCTCCTCGTAAAAACATTATGCAGTATTTCACTCAAAGCCTCATCGATGTGCGGTGGGATGGTGAACATATCTGGCGTAATGCTGAAGGTGTTTGGGATACTTTCAGAGCGCGTAATATTGCCAGACTAGATTCTCCTCTTATTAACAAAGATGGTTTCGGTCGCCCTGTTCTACATGTAGATCCCGTATGGGGTTGCCAGGTAGATAAAACATGGGCCGGTATGTGTGGCGCACCTTTATGTATCCAAAATTATGCAGGTGCTGCAATATTAGGTATTCATGCTGTTGGAAGTCCCACATTTTCTGGAAATCTATCGGTTACGCGTGAGATGATTCGATTAGCAATCGAGTCTCTCCACATACCCAACATATCCAGTGGCACTATCCCTATTAGTGCCCCCTCTGCTCAGCGTGCGCTGGGCCCCATGCATCCTAAATGCCCTGCCATGTTTACGCAAACTGGCACTGTAGATGCTTTCGGAACTTTTGAGGGTTTTAGAACGAAACCCAAGAGTAAAGTCACCGATACCACCATTTGTGAAGCCATGCAGTCGCGTGGTTATGAAAACAAATGGGTTGCTCCACCTATGGATTATCGACCTTTTTACACTGCGTTTCAAGAGATGGTCAATCCTTCTGTCATGTTTGACAAGGATCGTCTTATGTCGTGTAAGGATCAATTTTCCAAGCACTTGTGGAAGGAGCTTGATGCGGAAGCAAAAGAAGAACTTCATCCTTTTGATATGTTCACAGCAATCAATGGGAAACCAGGATTATTATATTGCGACCCAATCAACAAATCCACTTCTGCTGGAGCTCCGTACAAGCACTCCAAGCGACTTCATCTCTCGCCTATTGAGAGCCCACCAGGCTGCTCATTTTTCGATGTCGATGATGAGATCAAAGATCGCATTATGTCTATGAAGGAAACGTACGCTCGAGGTGAACAATTTCATCCTCAATTCTGTATTCACCTTAAGGATCAGGCATTGACTGAAGCTAAGGCACTCAAAGGCAAAACACGTCTGTTTAGTTCTTTGGAGATGGCAGCTAGTTTGTTGGTACGTCAACTTATGTTGTGTGTGCCAATGAGTGTCCAAAACAACAGGTTTGTGTGGTGTTCTGCTCCCGGCACCATCGCACAGTCGTTGGAATGGGAGGAAATCCTAGAAAGGATTTCTATTCATGGCACAGAACGCATGATCGCAGGCGACTATGGTTTCTTTGACAAACGAGTTCCAGGTTCTGTTATGATCCTGGCCTTTGAGGTTGTGCATTACATGCTCAGTAATTCAGGCAATTACAACGAGGATGAGATGCAACAACTCACAGGTCTTATGTTTGACATATGCTTTCCTATGACTGATTTCGATGGTCACATGTTCCAATTTTGGGGCACTAATCCATCAGGTCATCCACTCACTGTTATTATCAACGGTATTATCAACGTGTTATACATGTTGTACTGCTGGAATACTTTAGCACCAGAGTGGGCGCGAGACAGTTTTTTCGAACTCGTGGCTATGATGTCATATGGTGATGACAACATCATGGGTGTTGCTGAGTCAGCGCCATGGTTTACGCATACTGAAATTCAGCGAGTTCTCGCAGAAGTAGGTATACCATACACCATGGCTGATAAAGACGCTCCCTCTGTACCATACATATCCATAGATCAATGCTCGTTTTTGAAACGAACGTGGGTTTGGAATGATGAAGTTGGTGCTATGTTGGCTCCTCTTGAAGAGCAATCTATCATCAAGAGTCTCATGATTTGCACAGCAAGCAAAACTTGTAGCCCACAAGCTCGAGACGTTGCTGCTATATCAAGTGCAGTGCGTGAGTATTTCTTTTATGGTAGAGAAGTATTTGAGGAGAAAGTCACCATGCTCAAGCAGATCGTAGAAGAGTGCGATCTCACTGTCTACCTCGAAGACAGTACATTCCCAACTTGGAAACAACTTGTTGACCAATTTTGGGATAACTCCAAACATGTGAAGCTACGCAATCGCGTAGCAACCCGCCCTACAGTGTAGGGTCTTACGTCCTGGCAGGACGTTAAACATGCCACTATATGTTTTATATGTATTTGTAGTGTATAGTCAGCGGCACAACTTATGTGCCGCATAGGAGAGTAAACTCCTTTAACAAATCACTTGTAGTGTGGTCTGATTAACCCCTACATTTTAAAAACAATTGCCAACAACTACCAAGGTTTGGAAGATTCCCATGAAAGAATCTCCAGTTGCGCATCTCTACTAGAAAAGATGCAGTATGAGAGTTACTTAAACTCTCCAGCTTGTGTTATGCAAGCTGATGCCGATGTTGTGACCGGTGCAGGTCATCAAGCAGGTGAATTGTCTCAAGGGACTACTCGCTTTATTGATGAGTCTGTGGGTCTTAGTGTGGGTATTGATAGATCCTACGATGGCATATCTGGATTAGACCAAACGTCTGATACAGATCTATCTAAATTTCTATCACGACCAGTGAAAATTGCGAGTTTTCAATGGTTGCAGTCCGATTCTATCGGCACCACACGCACAATCGCACCGTGGCATCTCTTTTGGAATGACACGCGTGTTAAGTATAAAGTTAATAACTTTGCATTCATGCAATGTAAGTTAAAGATTAAAGTGCTTATCAACGCGTCTCCTTTCTATTATGGAGCCATGATCGGGTCGTATATCCCGGTGCAAGGTGTTACACCATCAACTATTGTCAATGACTCTGCTAATAGATGGTTTATTCCTACTTCACAGCGACCACATATGTGGATTTTTCCGCAAGGTTCTAAAGCAGATGAAATGACGCTACCATTCTTTTACCACAAAAATTTTGTGGATATTCAGAGTGCGGCTGATCTCACTGCTATGGGACAACTTAACTTCGTGAACTACACGGCTCTCGCTTCAGCAAATGGAGCGTCTGGCGTTGGTGTTAATGTTCAAGTGTATGCTTGGGCAGAAGATGTTAAATTGTCTGGACCTTCTGTGGGATTGGCTATGCAAGGCGATGAGTATGGTAATGGTGTAGTTTCTGCACCTGCATCTGCTATTGCCAGCGCTGCCTCTTGGTTTGAAAAGATTCCAATTATTGGACGCTTTGCGACTGCAACGCGCATAGGTGCGTCAGCGGTTTCGTCTATAGCATCTATGTTTGGTTTCACCAATGTGCCTGTTATTTCAGACACTCAATCTTATAGGCCTTCCCCGTTTCCACAACTAGCTTCTACCACAATTGCGTATCCAGCTGAGAAACTCACTTTAGATCCTAAAAACGAGTTGACTGTTGACCCATCAATACTAGGTTTACCACCTGATGATGAGATGGCTATTGGCAATTTGATCACACGTGAATCATTTCTGTGCACAGCTACTTGGACAAGCACTAATGCTGTTGATGATATTTTATTTTCAGCTCGTGTCAACCCAGTTATGTACGACAATGACAACGGTACAAGCCAAAAACTCTACAACATTCCTATGTCGTGGATCGCAGCCTTATTTAAGGGGTGGCGAGGTGATATAATTTTTAGATTTAAGTTCATCGCAACCCCTTATCATAAAGGACGCGTACGGATATCGTACGACCCATCTGGTTATGCAGCGACCAACATCCTTAATGATGTGAACACTGCCAATGTAGTTATGACCCAAATTATTGATTTAGGAGAAGAGTCTGATGTGGAATTGAGAATTCCTTATCAACAGGCGACAGCTTTTCAACAAATTAGACCAGACTACACAGCGGCTAGTATCCCTTTTTCACTTAGTTTAACGCCAACCTTTACGGCGTCAAACATTTTTGACAATGGGACTATATGTATGAGAGTATTGACAAATCTAACAGCACCAGTTTCTACTGCTTCTGTTCCAGTCATGATCTTCGTACGTGCGGCCGAAAACTTTGAGTTTGCTAACCCTTCAGATGTTTTGCCCACCGGATTTTCATATTTTCAACCACAGGCTGACGTGTATGGCGATCCTTCCGCAATTGTGGCTGGATCAGCTTCATCCACGCACGCCGATAGATATCTTGTGAATTATGGTGAGTGTGTCAAATCACTCCGCCAAGTTTTGCGTAGATCATCTTTGTCATTGAATCTAGGGTGTCTGGCCAATACCACATCTGCTAATACCATACAGATCTTCCGTTTTTCTAGGTTTCCTTTATATTACGGATTTGATCCACTTGGATTACATAGTGGACAAGGTATTGTTGTAGACGACACATTTCCTTTTAACTTTGTTAAGACGACACCATTTACATGGATAGCCCCAGCTTTTGTTGCTCACAGAGGATCTATGCAGTGGACATTTAATGTCGACTCTGTAAACCCTGTAAGACATATTAGGGTCGTTCGTGCGAATCAATCGTCTACACCTATGGGTTATTTGGAAATTCCACAGGCATTAAGAGGCTCACTAAGTGAGCAATCTGCTTTCTTTGCCAGTGCGTCCATTCCCGGTGCCGGTGGTCAAGCATTAACTTCTCAACGCACAAATCAAGGTTTAACTGTGCAGTTACCTAACTACACTAGATTCCGATGGCAATCTACCAACCCGCGCAATTCTTCTGCGCTTCCAGCCATCGACGGATCCGATATTGACGCTCACAATCTCGAAATCCACGTTGCTAATAGCAGCGAAACCACCACAGCACCGTCTCAGACGACGTGGTGTTATCAGAGTATCGGTACAGACTATGGTCTGTACTTCTTCTTGAATGTACCCACTATGTGGATATATGCAAGCGCGATTAGTCCAATCTAGTCGCTCGTAATCATATGACTGTTTCAGCCAGCATATGTCCCCGTAAGGGGTTGAAGGAAACTTAGTTACCCGCTCGTTCCAAATTCATATTTTATATTATATATTGCATATTTTATCTTATAACGGTTTATAGCGAGGTAACACCTCGTGAAATTTTACGTTGTCAGATAGTTGGAACATTTTAAAGCGGTAACTTCGATAGTTGCCC